TAATGGAGGGAGAGAGGCTGATGACGTCGGACACGTCCTGGAGGGAATCCTTTCCGGCGGACTTCAGGAATCCGGTGATGGCCCTCCAGTTCGCTTCAACCGCCCACTCACGACCGCGAATAGTGATGGTATCCATACTACTGCGACGTTACTTTCGTGAGGTTACGGCTGCGGAGCTGGAGGCCATAGGTGCTATCCTCGTCGGGATCCGCCGGCGTGGTCTCCGTGTATCCGGTAACGATGGCGGTCCCGGAATAGTTCACACCATTACCGCGCTCGTAGACGATCGAGAACGACGTCTTCCCCATCGCCAGCGCCATGATGGTGTCATTGTTCAGGCGGGACGAATCGTCATCCGTCACGTCGAAAAGTCCGTTGACGGTAAAGTTGAAAACGTGGCTGGTGACGCGCTTGTTCTTCACGCCCGCGTCATCCTTAGTCGTGGACTCCTTGGTGTTGGGCTCCACGGAAAGCTCGTCGGAAGTGACGCCGACGAATGTCTTGCTGCTGGTCGTCAGGTAGACGTTAAAACCCCCTTGTCTTGCCATGTCTCAATGAGTTTTAAGATGCTTCTTCGAGGTCTTCGCTCTCGATGGTGAGATTGTAGGTGGGATCCTCGTCGGGATTCGCGGGATTGGTCTCGGTGTAGCCGGTGATGATACCGGTGCCGGTGTAAGCCTGCCCGCTTCCGCGGACGTAGTCGATGTCAACAACGGCAGCCGCGCCCGTCTTGCAGGCCAGCTCCAAGATGTCGTCGTTGTCAAGCATGGTCTGACCGCCGCCGGTCATATCGATAAGGCCGGAGATGCTGAACGTGACAGTGTTACTGACGATGGACTCCTGCTTCACGCCGGCGTTCTCCTTCACGATGGATTCCTTCGTGTTCGGAGAGACAGACACTTCGTCAGAGGTGACGCCGATGAGAAACTTGTTGTTGACCTTGATGCGAATGTTATAACCTTCTGTCATACTGTTGTAGTTCTATATTGGGTTATGCGATATTGATAGCCAACAGACCAAGTCTCCTGAAGGCACTCCTTCTTGAGCTGTGAAATCTGTCGCACTGTGTATCCGCCGGAAGCGAAATTCGTAAGGATCACCGAGTCGATGGCGTCGGCGGTGTTCTGCGCCTCTGACGGATCCTTGGAGTATCCGCGGACAGAGACGTCTGCGACGATCTTATAGACGCCATCCTTGTCGTAATGGGGAGTGTAGTCCGCCTCATATACGGCATACGGATAGTCATTGCTCTCAGCCTCGGAGAGGAAGAGCTTGACCGGCGTCTGTAGTGAGGCGCAGAGCGTAGTAAGCAGCGATCCTATATTCTCGGTCATTTCACTTCAGTAGTTCATTCTCGCGCCTTTTCATGGCGGCGACGAAGTTTTCGAAAATCATTTGCTCCCATCCGCGGATGGCATCATCGAAGAAGTTCTGGTGTGGCTGTCCGACATTGTTCCGCCGGCGACGGTTCCCTTTCTTGATGGGATACACGAACTCGTGTCCAGGATCACGGTGGGCCAGTGTTCCGTAGTTTTCCCAATACATCTTGAACCAGTCGTTCACCTCCTTGTCAGATTGCTTCTTCCGCTTGAAGGCGCCGATTATCACCGTGGAGTTACCGTTCATTCGTCGCTCGGCCTTGATGACCTTCGCTTTGATGAGCTTCCGGTATTCCTTCGGAACGGCGGACCGGATCTTCTTTGCGACCGGCTGCGCGGCCTCCTTCATCGCGGCCTCCGTAACCCTTAGAGCGTTCGCCGGAAGCCTCTCGAACGATTTCAGGCAATCGTCAAGACCCTCTATGCGGATCGAGGTGGACATATCAGTCAATCGACTGAATGGACACCGTGCAAAGAGGCGAAACCCTGGACACTGTGTCGATGGACAGGATCTCGTAGCGCTTTCCCGAGATCTCGACCTGCCACCGCGTATTCATCCCGGCAACCTTGTAGATAACGATGGAGGCATTCTCCCTACCGTCATAGTTATCATAAGCGAGCTCGTCGGTGATTTCCTGGTCTACTTTCGCATAGACCCTGGAATGAGCGGTGTAGGTAGACGATTTCTCGCCCTCGGACCCAATGCCCGCAGTCGGCGCATACAGGGTCACCAGGGTGTCGAGCTCGCCAATGTTAAACCTGTTCTCCATCATCGGCCCTCCCAGCGCCTATACGGGCGGAGGAGGTTACGCGCCGTTGTCCGGTCGCGTTCCTCCGGACGGTCCGTAGGGTTGTTGAACAGGCTTCCGGCGAGAAGAAGGATAGCTGCTTGGATGTCCTCCGGGACTTGAGCAAGGCCGGCCTCGTACACGATGACCACCTTCTTCCCGGTCACGGAATCCGCGAAGGTCAGCGAGTCCTCGTCGAATTCGTAATCCTGGCAATCCTCTCCGTCCACCTTCACTGAGGTGACCGAACGGACCGGCCATCTCAGTGATATGGTGGATTCGAAGGAGGAGGATAGCGTGAATACGGAAGGCGCGATGACTGTCGAGATCTCGTTCTCCGCCGACCGCGTCGCAGCACGGAGCTTGTCGCTCAGCTCTGCGTCAAGGTCGTGGCTGGTTATCCGCAGATGCCTACGGAAGTCAGGCAGCGTCGGACAGCTGATCTCTATGATCTCGCGGGTTTCCATGATTCAGGAGGGTTAGTCGGTGGTGATGTCCTTGATCGCGGCGAAGGACTTGGGCTCGATCACCTTCACGTCGTTCCAGGCGTTCAGGATGATGCGGACGTCACCGTTCGCGGCGAGGGTGTAGGGATCCACAACGATGTCGAGACCTCCCCACTGGCCGATGTACAGATCCTCCCAGTTGCCGAAAATCAGGCAGGAGCACTTGCCGGAGGAAGTGCCCTTGGTGAGGTTCGACGGAACCTGGTTGGTGTACTCGATCGGATAGCCGTTGACCTTGCCGTCGGCATCCAGGATGAAGCGGCCGGAGCCGGCGTCCTTGGAGGTGGTCTTCATGGCGCCGTTAACCTTCGCGTTGGTCAGGTAGCCCATCTTGCCACGGCCGGCGTTGTTGGAGTTGATGACGCTCTCGAGCTCGACGACCTTCGCCCAGCTGACAGCATCGCCGTTGTCGCCCATCGCCACGAGGCCGCTGGCCGCGTTGGTGATGCCGGTGAGGATACCGGTCGGCTGGTTCGAGGTGCCGGAACCGTTGATGGCGGCGTTCTGGATGAGGGCGGCGTGGGAATCCATGATGAGGTCCATCATGATCTTCTCGACGTCGATGGAGGTCTGGCGGAGCAGATCCTTGGAGAACGCAGCGACGGTCGCGTTACGGTGAGGAGTCATGGTCGCCCTGGTAAAGGTGGACTTGGACACGTTCGCGGTTGCACCTTCGGCGAGCCAGGCGCTGGAGATGGCGCCGGCGGAGACGAACGGGACGGTCCCCACGAGGTCACCGAGGACGCGGGCGCCGAGCTTGGCGACGACCAGGCGCTCCTTCAGAGCCTCCACGTAGGTCGGAAGCTGTTCGGCCTTGGCATAGCCGCCGTCGGCGTTGGTGGTGTAGTTCTGGCCGGCGCTGGAGCGCAGGGCGGCGGTCGGGATCACGAAGCCCTTCTTGGCCAGGCCAAGACGCTCGTACTCCTTGGCGCCCATCTCGGCGACCTCAGCCTCGAGGCCAGAGAGCTTACCCTCGGCAGCCTCGCGGAGGAACTTGATGATGGAGAAGCCGCGCTTGGCGTTCTTCTCGAGATCGGCGAGCTGCTTCTCGGCCAGGCGCTGCTGCGCGGCTTCGATCTTGTTCGCCTGATCGAGCTCTTTGGTGAGCTCCACGGCCTTCTCAACGGCGGCGTCATAGGCAGCCTCGTCGGCCTTCTTGTCCATGCCCTTGATCAGTTCGACCTGGGCGGACAGATCCTTGCGGATTTCAGCGATGTTACGCATAGTTGGTTGGATTATTGGGTTTTACAAAGCAGACGACGCTGCCATAGCAATCTGTGCAGCCTGAAGGACGGACTTGGTCTTCGCCTTGTCGACTTCCTTCTCTTCAGGTTTAGGTTCAGGAGCCGGAGAGGGAGCCGGTTCAGGCTGCGGTTCGGGTTCGTTCTCCGCCGCCTCGGCGCGGAGCGCTTCGAG